GTCCGTGCTCGCTTGATCGCCGCCTCGGCCTCGCCGAAGCTCTCGAGGTCAGCCGGATGAATCAGGGGCTCTACTGCGGTGGGGCTCATCGTGGTGCTCTCCTTCGTCGGATCGTTTACGGGCGGCCTCGAGCTCGAGGCGCATCCCTTCTCTTACGAGGACGTGGGCACGCTTGCCGCTGACACCGAGGCGCTTCCCGGTCTTCCGGTACGAGCGGAGCTCGCGGTAGGCGGCAAGCGCCCGGGCGCGAAGCTCGGAGTCGTAGTCGGATCGGCGGGGCGTGGTGCTCATCGTCGTGGTTCCCTTCGTCGTGTGGCGCGTTACGGTAACACCATAATCGGCGCGCCGCTAGGCGAGCTTCCGCCCGGTGCTCTCGATGATGGATTCGATGGCCTCGGTCCGTTCGATGTCGACGGGCCAGTCACGGCCGAGCACGGCCGCGATTTGATCGAGCGCCTCATCGCCGCCCAGGTCGAGCCGCACCTTGCCGGTCGCCCGGTAGAAGTGCTCGACCGACCCGCGCTTCGGCCGCGTCCGCGTCAGCTTCACCGCGCCGAGCTCTTCGAGCGCGTGCATATGGAAGCTGACATTGCTCACCGCGATGTCGTGGTCGCGGGCGAGTTCGGCCGGCGAGCGCGCGAGGATCGCCGCGCTCGGCCGCAGCAGGTCGCGCAGGATCGTGACGCGGGTCGGGTGTGCGAGCGCCCGGGCCTTGAGCACGACCTGCTTGTCGGCGCGGGCGCTCATCGGGCGGCGCCGGCGCGGAGCGGCTGACCCCGCCGCACACGATGGTGCCGGCCGTGGTGGTGGCAGCAGCAGCGCGGCGTCGTCACGACGACGACGACCGTGACCTGCGTCGGCGTGGCCGCCGGTTCGGGTGCCGGCGTCGGTGCCGGCGTGGGCGGCTGACGCGGTGGCCGGCACGTAATCGGTTCGGCCGTGATCGTCGGTGTGGTCGGACACGTCGGCGGCGGGGTGGTGATCGCCGCGTCGGCCTTGTCGGCGCCTCCTGCGATAGCCATCAGCAGCAGCAGGATGGCGACGATGGCTGCGTAGGTGATTTTCTCTGCTCTTGTCATGTTTTCCTTTCGGTCGATTCGGGTGAGTAGGGTTCGTGGTGGTCGCACTCGTCGTGGTGCTGCGGCCTTCGTCGTCAGCGGGCGCCCCGGGAGACCGGCGGCGCCCGCTCTCGTTTTCAGGTCAGCGCCTCCTCGAGCTTCTTCTCGATGATCGCGAGGCGCAGCTCGTCGCCGGTGGCGGCGGCCGTGATCTTCGCCTTCGGGATCGCACACGCCCGCGCCTCGGCTTTGAGCTCGGCCATGCCGAGGCGTTTCAGGCGGGCGACCTCATCGAGCACCTTGAAGGTGCGCTGGCCGTCGCCCTGGTCGACGGGCTCGAGCGGCTCGCCGGTCATGAGAACGGGTCTTCGGTTTCGCCCGCGTACTCGAAGGCGGCGTGGAGCTGCTCGAGTGTGCAGCGCTGGTCTCGGTGCAGGGCATGAGCCGGGGCGCCGGCGGTTCGCTCGAAGGCGATCCGGTCGCCCTGTACGGCGACGATTCGGATGCGCTGCGCCGAGGCGTCCCCCTTGCCGCACCACACCTCGGTCGGTCGCGGCTGATGCTCGCCGCTCACGACGACACCGGCGCCGCGAGGAGGTGGGCGAAGAGTCGATACGCCCCGGTCACGTCGAGCACCAGGGCGCCGCCGACGACCGCGTGCCGGCCGCTGCCGTACTCGCCAACGTCGGTCGCCTCCTTCATCGCCTCGAAGGGACGGTCGCGCTCGAGCTGATCGGCGACCCGGTTCACGAGGGACATCGCCTCTTCGACGGTGGCCTCGGGCGCCATATCCTGCCGGACCGCTTCATAGGCAGACTGGCGCCGCTCGAAGGGGATCGGATGCCCGATGGCATCGAAGCCATCGGGAACGGTCGTGGTGCTCATCGTGGTGCCTCCTAGTCTGAGGAGCGCCCGCTTACGCGGGCACCGCCTCGGTCGTGGTGACGGCGAGGGCATCTTCCACCCTCGCCGCGATCTTGTCGATGGTGGTCAAGTCCTCGCGGAGCGTCGCGAGGTCGTCGCGGGCGTTCCATCCGGCGATGTAGGGGACGGCCTCGCCCGAGGTGTCGAAGCCCATCGCCTCGAGGGCGACGTGCGCTGCAGCCTCAACGATCACCTCGGCGCGCTCGCGCCCGTAGTTCTCATAGCCGATCCCCTGCGCGTGGCAGAGCTCGTGCGTCAGAACCCGCACCTGCTGATCGACGGCGGCCGAGGAGTCGACCACGATGTGCCGCTGCTCGGCGTCGCACCATCCGCCCTCGGGGCGGTCTGAGAGGTCGCGGTACTCGACCGTGTACTCGAGCTCGCCGGCGAGACCCTCGAGCCGCTCGAGCAGCTCGCCGTGGTCGGCGGTCTCGATGGTCGAGCTCTCAAGTTCGGCGATGGGCTCGCCGTCGGTCTGGGAGACATCGAAGACCGACACGACCTTGAAGAAGATGCGCGGGCGATCCGACTCCTCGGTCTCGCGCTCGTCGCCGTCGACAACTTCGGTCTTCGGCTTGACCTTGATCGGGGCGAAGATGCGAAGGCCGGTCGAGCCCTTCTTCACCGAGCGGTTGAGCTTCTTCCAAGTGTGGAAGCCGGCGACGCGGGTCGCGGACTCGGCGACGGGCTCGCCGTCGACCGTCGGCACCTGGCAGGCGATGAGGAGCTGATTCGTAATCGAGTAGTTGTGGAAGAGGGACCGCGCCCGGGCCCAACGGCGGAAGCCGTCGGTGCTCATCAGCTCGCGGGTGGCTGCCTCGAGGCGCTCGACCTGCTCGGCGCGCCGCTCCTCTGCCGTCTGCTTGCTCTTCGTCGTGGTGCTCATCGCTGCTCCCTTCGTCGTGGTGTGAGATAAAAGGTAACACCTTCCGTCCGACTTGTCAAGCCCTGTCGAATGGTCGGCTCCGCTCGACAGGTTAGACCGCTGGATTCAGGGGAACGGCCCGGGTAGCCTCCCCGGTGGTGGCGACCACGAAGAGGAAGACGAAGACGCCCGCGCCGAGGAAGACCAAAGCGAAGGCGAAACCGAAAGCGAAGGGCAAGGCGCCGGCGAAAGCGAAACGGCGCCGCCGCAAACCGGCCGCTCCGAAACCGACGGGGCGCCCCTCGAAAATCGCGCAGCACGTCGAGGTGCTCGTCAAGCTCAAGGGGAAAGAGGAGAAGCGCATCCTCACCGTGGCCGAGGCCATCGTCCTCGCCCTGGCGCACGGGCTCACCATCGAAAAAGCTGCCGAGACCGTCGGCGTCAGCGCCACCACGGTGCATAACTGGCTCGCCCGGGGAGAGGAGTGGAGGGACGCCGATGTCGTCCCCGCCGGCGAGGAGCCCTTCCTTGAGTTTCTGTATGCGACGACGCGGGCGCGCGCGCAGGCGGTCGAGCTCGCCCTCGCCGGCATCATCGAGGCGGGCAAAGAGGACTGGCGCGCATGGGCGTGGTTCCTCGAGCGCAGCTTCCCCGACGAGTACGGGCGCCGGACCCGACTCGACCACGGCGGCATCGCCGACGGCGAGACCATGACCCTCGCCGAGCTCTTCGCCCGGTCGGCGAAAGACAAGTCGACCGCCGATGGCGACTAAGCCGCGCGCCTCGGCCGAGCAATTCATCGCCCGCTCGCAGGCCGACCCGGTGTGGTGGATGCAGACCGTGCTCGGCGCGGAGCTATGGAGCGCGCAGCGCAAGATCACCCGCTCGGTGCGCGACAACCGGCAGACCGCCGTCCGCTCCTGCCACGGGCCCGGGAAGACGTTCATCGCCGCCGGCGTCGCCCTGTGGTTCCTCTACTCCTTCCCGAACTCGCGCGTCGTCACCACGGCGACCAAGTGGTCGCAGGTCAAGAATCTCCTATGGCATGAGGTGAATCAGCTCCACTCGAGGGCGAAGGCACCGCTCGGCGGCACCTGCCTGCAGACTCAGCTCTACCTACCGGACGGCCGCTACGCGCTCGGCCTCTCGACGCGCCCCGGTCAGGAGGAGAGCTTCCAAGGGCACCACGCCCCGCACATCCTGCTGCTGTACGACGAGGCGAGCGGCATCCCCGAGCCGGTGTACGAAGCGGGCGAGGGCTACATGACCACCGAGGGCGCCCGCAAGCTGATGATCGGCAACCCGACCCGAGCCGAGGGCGAGTTCTACAAGGCGTTCCACTCCGACCGCGACAAGTACTCCTGCCACCACATCAGCGCTTTCGATACGCCGGCCTTCACCGGCGAGCCGATCAGCGAGGAGCTGCGCACGCGCCTGGTCTCCGAAGCGTGGGTCGAGGAACGGCGCGACCGATGGCAGGGCACCGCCCTGTGGGACGTGAAAGTCCTCGGCGAGTTCTCCAAGCGCGCCGACGACACCGTCTTCTCCCTCGGCCTGGTCGAGGAGGCGCAGGAGCGCGAGGTGCCGCCGGCGGCCATCGACCGCGAGGCCGTGGTCGCCTGCGACGTGGCGCGCTTCGGCTCCGACGAAACGGTCATATCGACCCTGGTCGGTCATGAGGTCCGCATCCGCGAGAACTACCAGGGCGTCGACACCGTGGTCACGGCGGCGAAAGTGAAGAACATCCACGACGAGCTGCGGCAGGGACGGGGATCGGCGCGGGTCGTGGTGGACGACTCGGGCGTCGGCGGCGGCGTCACCGACATCCTGCGCCATAACGGGGTGTCGGTCACCGCCTTCAACGCCGGCGAGTCGGCCATCGAGGACGACAACTATCCGAACGCCCGCTCGGAGCTGTGGTTCCGAGGAGCCGAGAGCATCGAGAAAGTGCGCATCCCCGACGACGAGGAGCTCGCCGCCGACCTCCTCTCCCCGCGCTACCGGCTCGACAAGCATGGGCGCCGCGAGGTCGAGCCGAAGGATGCGACGAAGAAGCGCCTCGGCCGCTCGCCCGACAAGGCCGACTCGGTGCTGATGCTCTTCGTCCCCGCCGCCGATAGCGGCATGGAAGTGTGGTGACGGGTCGCGGCTGTAGTCTCGCTTCGCAGGAGCGCTCGGTGTGCTCGGGAATCGCTGTCGTGTGGGGAAGCGAGCCTCTCCCCTCTCGAGCGTAGGCGGCGTCGGGTGGCTGACGGCCCGGCGTCGCCGGCCCGGTGCTTCGGCCGGGTGTAGGCTGCCGCCGACGACCCACGACGAAAGGATTTCCACGATGAATCCCGTTGAATCGCCGATGGAGAAGATCGGTGACCTGCCCGGTGGCGCGACCCTCTACTACGCCGACGAGCACTTCGACTCGCCCGGCTTCTACGTCGGCGAGGACGACACCGGCTCGCAGTACCGGGCCGTGCTCGTGCCGATCAACCCCGAGGGCAACGCCGGCCAACGCTCGCACTTCGAGGTCTTCCCGGGCGAGGACGACCAGCACTACTACCACCTGATCGCGGCCAACGGCGAGGTGCTCTTCGTGTCCGAGGGCTACACCCGCCGCGAGGACGCCGAGCGCGGTCTCGTGACGGCGCTTAGCGCGATGCGCGAGGCCATCGGTGATCGCCAGTGAAGCCGACGATCTGCCGCATGGTCGTCTACCGCTCGAGGACGGGCGGCTATGACGTACCGGCCGTGGTCAACTGCACCGAGGATTCGATCAGCGAGGAGGGCGTCGAGCTCGGCCACGTGCCGCCGCTCACCGGGAAGGATCACGTCCACCTCACGGTGTTCACGCCGGGCAAGCCCGGCACCGCCCGCGAGGGCAACGAGGTGAACGAGGCGCAGACCTCGGGCTGCTACCAGGAGTGGGACATCCCGCCGTGGACCGGCGCCGAGGAAAAAGGCGAGGTGCCCGAGCCCGGCACCTGGCGCTTCCCGGTTCGCATCTAGTAGCGTCAGCGACGGCGGCCTCGGCCCGCCTACATGACCCCTCGAGGAGGCGCGCCGCAGGGCGAGCTAAACCTCGAGGGGTCGCCTCTTTCCGATGGCGGGTGTATGTTGCGCGCGGACGAGACACGACCTCGGCGCCGGCCACATAGGCGGGTCCAAGTCATTCGCCACTGTCGGCGCCGGGGTTGATAACCACGACAGGAAGGGCACCACGATGGCGCGAACTTTGAAGGCAGCCGAGAAGGGCTACACCTACACCTCGGGCTGCGACCTCGATGTCGTCACGTGCGGCGACTGCGGGATCAGCCACGCGATACCGACGGCGCTCAACGAACGCGCCCTCGCGAATTCGGCCGAGGAGCCCGACACGGTCTACTGGTATTGCCCGGCAGGGCATCGGCTCCGTTACAACGGCAGGTCCGAGGAGTCGAAGCTCCGCGACCGCCTCGAGCGCGAGCGCGAGCGAGCCGGCCACCATGCCGCCCGTGCCGATCAGGCCGAAGCGAGCGCGCGCGGCCAGAAAGCAGCGGCGAGCAGGGCGCGCGGCGAACGCGACCGGATCATCGAGAAGGTCAAGAAGGGCGTGTGCCCGGTCAAGGGCTGCGGTCGCACCTTCCGCTACGTGAAGCGCCACATCGCCTCGCAGCACCCGGAGTTCGAGGTGCCGGTCGAAACCAGCACGACCGAGGAGTAGGGGCGATGAAACAGGTCCGCACCATCAGGTGCCGGCGCCGCTTCGTGCTACCCGGCGGCACCGACCGGAATGACCTATGGGTCGAGGAGCGTCGCGGCGAGCACGGCGAGCCGGTCCTCTCCTCCACCTGGCAGCCGACCGACGAGGAGCGCGAGGCCATCGCCAAGGGCGCCAACGTCGAGCTCTGCGTGTGGGGCGAAGGGACGCCGCCCGTCTACATCGGCACGTCGACCGAGCAGCTCGGCGTCTTCACCCTCGAGGACAACGAGCGCGACGCGATCATCGACATTCAGGATCACGGCCGATGGACGCAGGAGGCGGCGCGGGTCGTCGGTCAGCGGTTCCGGGCCGAGACCTACGCCGCCGGCGGCAACATCGCCGGCGACCTGGCCGTCCTGTATCTCGACGTGAACGATGCGAAGAGCGTGGTCATCGTCGGGCCCGGGGAGGAGGAGGGATGAGCGGGCGCGGCTTCCATCAGAAGGGCTACGCCCACATGCAACCCAACGAGAAGTCGCTCGGACCCGGCGCACCGATCCCGGCCAAGGTGCCGAGCAACATCCTCGTGCGCCCGCTGCAGGGACCGCCGATGGTCCCGATCAAGGACGCCGACGAGCGCTGTACCTGCGCCGATATGGACGGCTTCGAGGAATGCCCGGTGCACATATGACCCGCTTCCGCGACGAACGGCCACGCCCGCGCTCGGTCTTCACGGCGAGCATCGTCCCGCTACCCGACGACCTGGCGGACTTCCTCAAGGGCGCGGCGAGCATGGCCGCGTCCGAACGGGCCGAGGAAATCGAGAAGCGCATCCTCGAGGGGGAGAACCGCATCGACGTGCCGAGCTTCGGCGGGCACCATCGGATCGTCTACGTGATCCCGAGGTGGTGGGCGCATCCCGTCCGCCGGTGGCGGATCGCTCGAGCCCGGCGGCGGTATCGGCGATGAGGTGCGCCCGCGACTCGGACTGGTGCGACGGTCGGCTCTGCACCGAACGGGGCATCGACTGCTCTCGAGCTGATGCCGCGCAGGACATCGCCGAAGCGGAGCTCGAGCGGCAGCGAGGGCGGACGCCGCACCGCCACTTCCCGCCCGGACCGAAGCAGCTCAACCCGAAACCTACGGCGAGCGTCCCATTGCGGGACGACCCGGCATGACCGAGGAGGGACCGCCGCAGCTCACCATCGGCGGCGGCGAGGTGCCGAGCTCGAGGGCGAACGCGACCTCCTCGGCCGGCCGCTACCGCGATGCGCACCTGACCGAATCGCAGCGGGTGATCCTCGAGACCATCCGGCGCGAGGGCAGCATCCGCTCGGTGGAGGCGGGGAACATCGTCCACGCCCGCCGCACACCGCCCTGCTACGGCGGGCGGGCCGGCGCCGGCGAGCACAAGGGACCGGGGACGGCCGCGCGGATCGGCTGCTGCGGCTACGCCGCAACGGACGGCCTCTCGGCGATGAAGAAGCTCGAGAAGCGCGGGCTCGTGAAGTGGGACCGGCCGGGCCGATGGGTAGCGCACACGCCCGACTAGGTGTTACCCTCTCGCGCACACCACGACTAGGAGGCACCACGAATGGAGCGAATGACCGTCGGCGAGCTCATCGAGCTTCTGTCCGAGCAACCGTCCGACGCCTACCTCAACGCCGAAGTGGTAAGCGAGGGCCAGTACGGCTTCGACATCCGCTTCCGGCAGCCGGGGCAGACCCTCTCGCTCGGCGACGACGAGCCGGTGATCCTGGCGCTCAGCGATGCCGCCGGCAACCCGCTGCCGCTATGAGCAAAAAGCGCGGCAAGTCGAAGAGCCGCCGGCCGAAGAAGGGGCACGGTCACAAGGCGTGGTGCCTCGCGCTGCAGGATCGCGGCGCGAAGTGCTCGTGCGGATTCGCCGAGCGCCACGGCGGCCGGCGATGAACGGCGTCGGCCTCGTCGTGGTCGACCAGGACGGGCGCGAAAAGCCGGGCTGGGCGCTGCGCGCCGGCGACTTCATCGTGCGGACCGAGTACAACCACGACCGGCGGCTGATGATCGCGACGGTGGGCGAGCGCCCGCTGCCGCTGCGGGTTCGCCTTCGCCGGTGGTGGGAGGGGCGGCGCCGATGAGCTCGGGCAGCGGCGGCGTCTACCACCTGACGCCGACGAAGGCGCTGCGGGCGATGCTCAACGATCCGACCGTCGCCCGCGACCCGCACAAGGCCGGCGCGATCCGAACCGAGCTGCGCTACCGCGAGCGCCAGTCCAAGGAAGCGAGGCGCTGATGCACCCGGCCGCGCTCAGGCTGCTGCGCTTCCTCTCGCCGCGCAGGGCGGCCAAGGTCGAGCACCGTGAGAAGGAACGGGCGACGCGCCCGGCCGCCTTCGACTCGGCCTACGAGCACACCGCCTTCGTGGGCCCGTGGCGACTGCACCGGGAAATGCACTACTCCTGCGAGGCGACCCTCGAGCTGATCGCCGAAGCGTTCGCCGCCGAACACCATCCCGAAGTGCGGGACGTGGTCAAGGCGGCGGCGCTCGAGGGGTTCCGCAAGTACCTGGCCGGCGAGGGGGAAACGCTCGGATGAACCGGATCAGGGTCTCCAATGAGGAGCTTCGCGGCTCGAAGGAGCTGGCGCGCGAACTACCGAAGGTGGTCACCGCCCTCGAGGATGGCGAGCTCGAGAAGTGCGTCGTCATGCGCCACGGGAAGATGGTCGCCGTGATCCTCTCCATCCCGGCCTACGAAGAGCTGCTCGCCGGGGTGCCCTCGTGACCCGCACCTACACCTGGCGGGAGCAGGGCGTCGAGCACTTCCTCGAAGTGACGACCGGCGAAGGCGAGCGCCTCGTGTCGTGGCGATGTTGGGCATCCCTCGAGCCGGCGGGCCGGACCTGATGGACACCGAGCTACGCCGCCGCTTCCTACAGATGCTCGGCTTCGACCTGGCTGCGGTCGAGCTGCGGGAGATGGGGGTCAGGCGGTATGGCGCGCATCGCTGCGACTGGCCGCTTCGCGGGCCCGGCGCGTGGGCGCTGACTCGAGCATGGTGGCGCGACGAAGACCCGACGAGCGCCGGCCGCGAGCCGTCGGGCAGGATGGCTCGCTGATGGCGCGCTGCCCGCGATGCGGTGGAAGCGGCGTCGACCCCGAGCCGGCGCCCGAATGCTGCGGGCGCTTGCGGCCGGATCACGACACGGGCGAGCCGGTGTGCTGCGGCAACCCTGATCCGGTCCCGCAGCGGTGTGCGAATTGCGGCGGCGAAGGCGCGCTGCCCGACGATCAGCTCGAGCTCGGGTGACGCCGAAGCCGATCCCCGTCAAGGTCGGCGACCTGGTCGTCGTCGTCACCGACGCGGACCTCGCCGTCCTCAACGGTCTCGACATCGAGCTCGAGCGATGGTGCCGCTCTCTCGAAAGAAGCTGGCACGAGGAGGTCGACCCCGCCGTCGAGGGCTACCCGCTGACCGCTGGCCGCGAGCACGAGAAACTCAGCCGCTACCACCCGGCCGGCTCCTACCCGCGCGCCTCACTCAACGCCCTCGAGCGCGCCGGCCTGGTCAAGCGCGGCAAGCTGCGCGGCGGCACCCGCTGGTACGTGACCGCCGCCGGCGACGAGCTGCTGCAGGAACGTGAGGACGAACTCGGGCCGGCGCTCTGCGCTCATTGTTGGGTCGAGCCTTCGATCCCTGACCTTCAAGTCGAGGGCGAGCCGCCGCGATGGAGCAGCGTCGATCAGCTCTGCCCGAGCTGCGCCCTCGAGGTGCTGACGCGGGTGGTGCGCGAAAGCGACGAAGACCTCGAGCGAGCCGAAGAGTCGGCGGCCAACGCGCGGCGCTACGTGGCGGCGGTGCGCGATGCGCTCGAGGCGCTGCCCGACGATTGAGGTTCCGTACTGAGTACGCGGTACGGTGTACAGGCGATTTGGGGAATCGGGATCAGCGGTGAGTGCCCGAGTCGAAACCGCCGTGCATGACGCCACCTGCGGATTCCGTCCGCGCCGGTGGCCTCCTTTCTGGGATCGACCCCGTCGGGGCTAACCACCTCGGCGGGGTCGCCTCATTGCCACCGCCGGTGTTACCGGATAGGCTGCCGCAACCACGACCTACGAATGGAGGCACCACGAATGCAGACCCGCGAGCGATCCCGCGCCCTGATGGAGGCGCTCGGCCTGGTCCCCGACGACCACGCGACCGTCAAGCAGCAATTCGCCATCGAAGCCGCCCTCGAGGAAGCCGCCGGCATCCCGCAGCCGGACGGCCGCGAGCTCGACCTCATCGAGGGGCTCGAGACAATCACCCGCCGCCTCGAGCGCGAGGGCGAAAGCGTCGAGGCGCGAGGGCAATGCGTGATCGCGCTGCGGCAGACCACCGAGCAGATGCGCAACGGCCTCGGCGCCGCCCCGTCCCGCGAGATGCGGCAGATGGCCGGCGAAGACACCGAGGGCGAGCGCCGGTGCCGCTCCACGGCGACTCCCATCGTGGTCCCCGACGGCTACCCCGAAGCGGGCACGACGCTGCCGCGCGAGGCGTCCGACGAGGAGGAGAAGCACGAGCACTCATGGAGCGCGACCTATGTCCTCGGCGACGCCGGGAAAACGGTCCTCGGGTTCCACTCGCTGCGTCGCTGCGTCGACCTCTCCTGCGACGCAATTCAGCTCGTCTACAGGACGCCGGGACCGAGCGGCTACCGGGAGCGGGAGACCGTTGTCGTGCCCGAGGCCGAGGCGAACCTCATTCGCGCGGTGCAGGAGGAGTTCGCGAAGCAGCGGATCGACCTTCTCGAGCAGCGCGCCATCCGTGCCGAGACCACGGTCGAGCAGCTCGAGGGCGAAGTGCAGGAGGCACGCGGACAGACCACGCTCGCGCAGCGCGATTACAACCACCTCTATCGCGACCACATCGCGATGAGCGAACAGGTCGACCGACTCGTCGCGCACCTCGATGGCTCCGACGGCTTCCCGGCCGCGTGGTGGCTCGACGCCGCCGACGCCGTGCGACGACTCGACCGCATGGTGCACCCGCGTGAGGCCGCCGAACCGAGGGACACGTCCGACGAGGAGCAGCGCTGATGGGGACCGAGCAGCAGGCCGGCGGGTCGCCGCCGAGCGATCCAATCGAGGTCGTGCGCGGCGTCGCGTCCGAGGCGATCATGCGCGGCGCGGCGCCCGGCGACGTGGCGCAAGCCGTGCTCGAGCTCTGCGCCGAAGAGCCGCGTCAGCCGTTCGGCGACGGCGAGCGCGACAAGTGCCGCGTGACGACGATGGTCGAGGCGACCGGCGTCTTCGAGCAGAAGGTTGAGCGAATCGGGCCGATAGCTGTCGCATTCGACCAGGCCGGCGACCCGATCACGGCCGAGGAGCTCGCCACCGACGAGGAGGCGAAGCGGCAACAGGCCAAACCCGCGTGCGAGTGCGGCCATCCCTATGCGATCCATCGCGGCGTAGACGGCGGCGAGGGCTGCTTCTATAGCGGCGGCGCGGATCAGGCGACCGCCTGCTCGTGTCTCCGATACAGCGAACCCGAGGAGGGCACATGAACTGGCAGCACGAACAGATCGTCAAGCGCGGCGGGCTCAAGCCGATCAAGGCCGACGACATCGAGGTCGCCTTCGATGAGGAGACCGAGACCGGCCACGTGCCGAAGGCGCACCTCGAGGCCGGGCTCAAGGCGGCGGTCGCGGCGGCCGAGCCGATCCCGGCGCCGAAGCTCGTCACGGTCGTCGGCCACGTCGGCGCCGGCGACGGCCCGCAGCCGGCGCACCTCAACGTCACGGTCTCGCGCATCCTCGATGAGTGACCGGGGCGCATTGATCCTCGCCGGCGCCGCGATGCTGATCGTCGGCCTGGCGATGGCGGTCCCGTTCCTGCCGTTCCTCGGCGCGCTGCTCGTCGGCATCGCGCTCTTCACCTGAGAACCAGCACGGCCCGGTCGTCGGGAGAAACGACCGGGCCGCTCGAGCTCAATGGAACGACAGGCATCCTAGCTTCTGTCTTATCGAGTAGAGGTAGTACCTGTGGATTTGTACGGGTGGACCCGTACACCGCTGCAAATCGCCGCCTTTTCGCCTGTTGAAACCCCTGTGGAAATTATGGATAACTTCTGCCGGCGCCCCGGCCGCCGAGAGAAATCCTCCATATCCACACGCCTTCCACACTCGCCCCTGTGGATAACGCATCGGTCCGCACCCGGGTGTAGGGTCGCGCGGTCAGCTTGACCCACGACGAAGGAGGAACCACGATGAGCGAGACTGCACGCGACGAGGACCGCAAACCCGAGGAGGGTGGCGGTGGTGGTGGCGACGACTCGCCGACCAAGCTCTTCGCCGCGTGGCTGCAGGAGCAGCGCGAGGGTCTGCTCCACGGCGAACTGACCGACGCCCTGGCCGAGGTCTCGGCGGCGGTGATCGACCTCAACAAAGGCGGGACGGTCGAGCTCAAGCTCAAGATCAACCCGGCCGGGAAAGGTCAGCGCGCGGTCTTCGTCACCGACGAGGTCAAGGCGAAACCGCCCGTCGACAAGCCCTCGATGATGTTCTTCGCGGACGGCAAGGGCAACCTCACCCGCCGCGATCCAAACCAAACGGCGCTCCCGCTCAAGGACGTGTCCCGTCCGCCGGCGCGAGACCTGCCACCACGAAAGGACTAGACGACGATGTCTGAGCAGCACGAGGAGTCCAGCATTCACGAGTTCAAGGCCGAGCTCGGCCAGATCGGGGGCGGCGGCAGCGCCGCCGTTATCGAGACCGCGCAGCAGGCCGTCGAGCCGCGCGAGCTCGACACCGCCAAGGTGTACGCGGTCCGCACCGCCGACGGCGGGCTCGCGGTCATGAACCTCGAGGGCGCCCGCGAGGCGCCCGACCGCCCGCGCGGCACCTATCGGCCGGCGACGGTCGCCTCCTTCCTCGAGTACGTGAAGGAGTGGGCCGCGTCCGGCACGACGGTGTGGGTCCATCCGACCGACGCGAAGGTCGTCGCCGTGCTGGACGACCACGAAAACGCGGACACGCCGGGGTGGCGCGAGCACACCGTCCGGCTCGAGTTGATCCCCACGCCCGAGTGGCTCTTCTGGAAAGAGCACGACGGGCAGCTCATGGATCAGCAGAGCTTCGCCGAGAAGATCGAGGACGGCCTCTCCGACGTGGTCGACCCCGACGGCGCGAAGATGCTCGAAATCGCGCAGTCGATCCAGACCACGACCGATGTCGCCTTCCACTCGGGCATCGACCTCTCGAGCGGCGAGGCGAAGTTCCGCTACGACGAGACCGTCGAGGCGAAAGCCGGCGAGAAGGGCGACCTGGTCGTCCCGCAGGTCTTCGAGCTCGGCATCCCGCCCTACGTCGGCGAGGACGCCTACCGCATCGAGGCGCGCTTCCGCTTCCGCAACCGGGGTGGGCACCTGCAGCTCGGCTACAAGCTGCAGCAGCCTGAGCTCGCCGAGCGGGCGGTCCTCGAGGGGATCGGCGCACGGATCGGCGAGGAGCTCGGCGACCGCTCGCCGGTCTACCTCGGCGCCCCGGCCGACGGCTCGGTCCTCGCGGGCGTCCGCTAACGCTCGACCTCACCGTGAGAGTGGCGGGATCGTTTCACGTGGAACGGTCCCGCCGACTCGCCCTCTACCGTTTTCCGACGCTGTACACCACGAAGAAGGGAACACCCGATGTCCGCTCTGCTGGTCGCTTTCGGAACCATCCTGGTCGTCGTCGGCGCTGCCGCGCTGAGCGAGGAGCGGGAACGGCCGCGACGCGGCGGCGGGACTCGGCTCGAGTTCGTGGTGCTCTGTGCGGTCCTGATCGGTGGAGGGGTGGCGATGGCCTATGCCGGTGTCGCTGCATGAGGTGCGCGAGGCGTACCCGCTGCTCTTCGACCCTCGCTTGCGCGAGCTGATCGAAGATGCCGAGGCGGGCGAAGAAGCGCCGGGCCCGGGAAGCGGCGGCGCGGGTGGCGGCGCCGGACACGGCGATGCAGACCCCGGGCGCGCCGGGCGAGTGCCCGGTCGTCGGATGCCCGAACGTCGGGATGTGTCGCCACGACACGCCGAGCGGACCGATCTATCTCTGCGGTCGCTGCGACATCGTGGCGCGCCGCAACCTGCGCGATAAGCAGGGGCACGAGGAACTCCTCGAGGCGCTCGCCGCGCCGCTCCAACGCAGCGCGCTCGTGCGTCAGAAGGCGGCGGCCCGCATCTACTCGCCGTCATAGCGCCTGACGCACGCGCTACGGTTCCGCGCATCGAGGGCGAGCCGCGAGAATCGACCAGGGCGACGGCGGCGTGATCGTCACCGCCCATCAGCCGGGCTACTTACCAGGAGTAAGTGTGGTCTCCAAGATCGCCCGGGCCGACGCCGTCGTGTGGCTTGACGATGTCCGCTTCACGACCCCGGGCTTCGTCAATCGCAACCAGCTTCCCGACGGGACGTGGCTCACCGTCCCGGTCGAGCGCCGCGACCACCTGACGCCGATCCGGGAAGTGCTGATCGCCGAGGACGGATGGGCGCCGGCGCACACGAAGATCATCGGCGAGCACTACCGCGACGCCCCGCACTTCGACGCTTCGATCTTCCTGCCGCTCGGCGGCCCGCTCTCCTACGAGGGCTCGCCGCTGCTCGAGCTCAACCTCGCCTTGACGGAGAGGCTCTTCGCTGGCCTCGGCCTCTCGCCCCGGCAGTACCGGCAGTCCGAACACCGCTCGCCGTCGGGCTCGCTCTCGACCAAGCTCATCCACCTGGTCAAGTCCGTCGGCGGCTCGGCCTACCTCTCGGGCCCGACCGACGCGCTCGACCCCGAGGTCTTCGCCGAGGCCGACCTCGAGCTCCTCTACTTCCGCTACGCCGGCGACAACCCGAGCGTGATCGACCCGCTCTTCCGCGCCGGGACTCTGCCATCGGAACCGAAGCAGGAGGTCAACGTCGCATGAAGTCGGTCCTCTACGAGGCGTTGAAGGCCGGACCGCGCGGCGCGTCGGCCGACCGGGAATGGGGAATGACCGGCGTCTACGGCGAGCGCTACGAGCCCGAATCGCGGCTCGAGTTCGTGGACGCCTACTTCAACCGCGTGTGGGTGCATCGCTGCATCGACCTGATTTCGAGCTCGGCCACGCAGGTGCCGATGCAGGTGAAAGTCGGCGGCGAGTGGGTCGAAGAGCACCCGCTGCTCGACCTGCTGCGGCGCCCCTCGCCCCGCGACCCCGCCCTGATGTTCTTCGAGTGGTCGATCAAGTGGGCCGAGGTGATCGGCGAATGGTATTGGGAGATCGTCCCCTCTCGAGGCGGCGACATCGCGCAGCTCTTCCCGCTGCGCGGGCAGCACATGCGGATCATCCCCGGCGAGGAGGGCGCCATCGCCGGCTACAGCTATGACCCGAACGTCAACGGTGTCGACACGGTCGAGTTCGATGCGCTCGACCCCTTCAAGCCGAAGGTCAAAGGCAGCGGCGAGAAGACCATCGTCGTCGCCGGCCGCTACGCGAATCCCAAGGACGACCTCTACGGGATGTCGCCCCTGCGGGCCGCCAAAGACGACATCATCAGCGAGTACTACGGGGTCCGATACGACCACCGCTTCTTCCGCAACTCGGCCCGTCCCGACCTCGTGATCGGCTTCAAGGGCAAGCTCGACGCCGAGGAGCGCCGCCTCAACAAGGAGGAGTGGCAGGAGTTCAAAGGCATGGACAACGCGCACCGCGCGGCGGTGATGTCCGGCGAGCCCGACATCACCCTGCTGACTCAGAACTCGAAGGATGTCGAGTACCTCGATGGCCGCCGCCTCGCCCGCGAGGGGCAATGCGCCGCCTTCGGTGTGCCGCCGGTCCTGGTCGGCGATATGACCCGCGCCACCTACTCGAACTTCGAGAATGCCGAGCCGATCTTCTGGAAAATCACGATGCTGCCGAAGCTCGGCTTCTTCGCCACGTGGACGAACTTCACCCTCGTGCCCTTCTATCCCGATGTCGAGGAGTTCCGCTTCGACACGAGCCGCGTCCCCGCCCTCGCCCGCGCCGAAGGATGGCGCTCGGACCGGGCCCGGGGCGAGATAGCCGGCGGGATCAAAACGCCGAACGAGGCGCGCGAAGAGCTCGGCGAGGAGCGCATCGAGGATGAGGAGGGCGCCGATCTTCTGTGGCTGCCGACCAAAGTCCGGCCGATCAGCGACCTCGAGCAGGCGGCGCCCGAACCGCAGCTCAACCCGATACCGGCCGGCGTCCCGGCCGGCGAAGAGAAAGGCGTCCGCCCCGGCCACCGGCTCGAATCGTGGGCGCTCAGCGCCGAGAAGGGGACCGTCGCCAATTGGCTGCGGCAGGGTCTCGAGGCGAAGCTCCGCTTCTCCGAGCGCGGCAAGAACGAGATAGCCGGTCACTTCGCCGAGCAGCGCGACGCCGTCCTCGCCATCGTGGAGGGGCAGGAAAAGAGCGCCGAGCTCGAGCGCCTGCTGCGCGAGTACGGATGGGCCGACGACGCCGCCAACTTCCATCAGATCGTGGAGGCGATGCAGGCCGGGCTCGCCCTCGCCTCCTTCAAGATCACCGCCGGCGCCGTCGACCAGGAGGCGAGCGAGTCGCTCATCAGCCGGATGCTCGCGCAGCTCGCCAACCGCCCCGAGGGAATCCAGTCGGTCTCGGGCCGGGTCAAGGAGGAGGTGCTCGAGGAGGTCCGCGAAGGGATCGCCCACGGCCTCACCTATCGGCAGATCGCCGAGGGCGGCACCTTCACCTCGGCCACGGCCGGCGCCGAGGACGTGACGATCAAGGGCATCCAAGGCGTCTACGAGGAGTACACCGGCTGGCAGGCCGAGCGGATCGCCCGCACCGAGGCCGCCGTCACCTTCAACCTTTCGAGCGCCGGCCTGATGCGCGAGGCCGGCGTCGGTTACGTCGACATCTCAGACGGCGACGAAGACGAGGAGTGCGCGCTCGCCAACGGCTCGCGCTGGTCCCTCGAGGAATACGAAGCCAACCCGATCAGCCATCCGAATTGCACGCGGATCGGGCTTCCCGTAATCGAAGTGCCTACATCAGGAGGATCAGCATGAACGCACCATCCGGCTTCGGCCGCACGAGTCCCGCCCAGGTCGCCGAGGAGTCCGGCATCTACGTGCCCGACCTTCCCGGCCTCGCACCCGAAAAGGTCGCGCTCGCCGCCGGCGTCGCGCAGCTCGCCCGCTTCATCCCGAAGATCGGGCTCCGCATCCTCGGCCTCGGCTTCGACATCTCAGATGGCGGGACCGGCACCAACGAGGTGCAGAAAGTCCAGGTCAAAGCGAAAGCGGGGACCTACAAACTCACCTTCGCTGGCAAACAGACGGCGGCCATCGCCTTCGACGCCCTGGCGGCGGCGGTGCAGTCGGCGCTCGTCGCGCTGCCCAACATCGGCGCCGGCGACGTGGAAGTGACCGGCGGGCCCGGCGACGAAAACGGGACCGCGCCCTACGTCGTGACCTTCAAAGGCGCGCTCGGGCATCAGGACGTGCCGGCCATGACGGCGGACGCGACCGGGCTCACCGAAGGCACGAAAACGGTGACGATCACGACGCAGGCCGCCGGCGAGTCCCTGCGCTGCGATGTCGGCATCTACGGCGCCGACCTCAACCTGATCGGCGCCAACGGCGGCACCGAGGTGGCCGACGACGCCGGCGCGAAGGCGCTGGACTTCGCCGAGCCCGTCCGGGTGCAGCCGGGCCACGCCTACTACGCCGCCTTCGGCACGCAGGGGGGCGCCGCGAAAGCGCTCTGCATGGTCAGCGCCGACGCCGCCGGCGCCGACCTGGTCGGGAAAACCGCCGGACTGCGCGAGCTCGTCACGCTCGCGGCCGGGGGCTACCCGCTGCCGGACGTGATCCCCGTCGGGGAAGCGGCCGGAACGAAGGCACCGCTCATGGCGCTGCGGACGGCCGCCGCGTCGTAAACCGCTGAGCCCGCCGCCGGCCCTGGTCGCCGGCGGCGGGTCCACTTCCCGAAGGAGGGAACGCATGAAGACCGAGGAGAAGGAGAGGCAGCAGAAGGGCCGCAAATCGGTCTTCCCGATGCAGCGGCTAAAGCTCGAGGAGCCGCAGGCGGATGGTCGCCGGCGCATCGAGGGCTACGCCGCCGTGTTCGGCAACCGCGACGCTTACGGCGACATCATCATGCCGGGCGCCTTCGAGCGCAGCCTGCGCGAGAAACCCGACGTGAAGGTGCTCTGGCAGCACGACACCCGCACGCCCATCGGCAAACAGGAGTCGGGCTACGAGGACGACTTCGGGCTCGCCGTCACCGGCGTGCTGACGAACACCGACAAGGTCACCGGCGAGATTGTGCCGCTGCTGCTCGATGAAGTCGTGACCGGCCTCTCCATCGGTTACGACGTGGTGGTCGAGGAATACAACGCCGAGCTCGAGGCGTGGTTCCTCAAGGACATCGAGCTCTGGGAGTGGTCGCCCGTGACCTTCCCGGCGAACGAGCTCGCGACGGTGTCGGAGGTCAAGCACCTCGGCACCCGCGAGGACGCCCACGCGACCCGCGTTTCCCGCCACGCGAAGAGCATGATCCACGAGCTCGAGGGCTATTTTCAGAAGTCCGACCGACGGGACGCGCTAGATTCAGACCAGCTCGCCACTCTGCACACCCTGCTCGGAGGCCAACTCCCCGGTGCGCAGGCGGTGTCCGCCAAGGGCATCGAGTTGGCCTACATGCGGGGCGTGGACGACACACTCGACACGCTCGGCTTGAAACCGAAAGAGAAGGAGTGACGATGTTCTCGACTGCGCTGTCCATCTTCGGGGCCGCCCTCGCGGTGTTCGCCCTACTCGCTGTATGGCTTGCCCTCGAAACGCCGCGCCGGCTTCTCGCGCGCCCCGCAGGGGGCAGCGTCCTGGCGAAGCGCATCGCGGGTCTCGCCGGACCGGCCTCCTACTTCGCCGCCTACTTCGACGGCGTCCGCAAGGCGTTCAAGTACCCGCGCCTGGCGCTGACCGTCACGCTACGACCGGCCGAGGCAATTCGATTCGGGCTGATGCCGGCGATGTGCGGTGGCTCTCCCGAGCTGGACGAGGATGTCGAGCTCACGGACGGCGAGAAGGTCGAGCAGAAGAAGATCGAAGAGCAGGTCGCCGATTTGCGTTCGAAGCTGATGGGGCGCATCGGTGAGATGGAGGTCAAGGGCGAGGACAAGGCCGAGCTCGAGAAGCGCGAGGCCGAGCTCGCGAAGCAGGTCGACAAGCTGATCGGCTTCGCCAAGAAACAGGAGTCCGACGAGGTCAAGGACTTCAAGGCCGAGCTCGAGGAGCGCGTCGACGCCTTCGAGAAGACGATCAAGGAGTACTTCGCCGAGGCCGAGGACGGTCCCCGGGGCGCCTTGAAGAAGGGGAAGCAGCTCGAGCGGTACAAGGGCGACAACCTCTTCCTCGATATGCGCGAGGCGATCAAGACCCACGATCAGGCGCTTTCCAGTCAGCTCCACGAGTACGAGCAGAAGTTCAACTCGGCCGAGCGGCAGAAGGCGTGGGCCACCGAAGACCTCGAGGATGTCGACCTCATCATCCCCGACATCCAGCAGGCGCTTCCGTTCCTGCGCGCCCGGGCCCGGGTCGTCCAGCTCTTCCGCGAGCTGCGCACGTCCTCGCCGGCCGTCGAGTTCCCGGTCTTCAAAACGGGGCTCACCGTCGGACACGTCAAAGAGGGGGAAGGGAAGCCCGAAAGCGACCCGACCTTCGACCTCGAGGTCGCCCGGGTCTTCACCATCGCCGGGATCAGCGACGTGCCGAACCCGACGCTCGAAGACTTCCCGGCCGCGCGCGGCTGGATTTCGACCGAGCTCGGCGCGGCGACCGGCGCCCAGGAGGAGACCGACGTGCTGATGGGTGGCGGCGTAGGCGAGCCGCTCGGCATCCTCGAAAACGAAGACGTGCCCGTCCGACAGGTCGATGAAGTGGCGAAAGCGAGCAACGGCCGCAACTTCATGACCTCCATCTTCCGGGCCGCGCAGCAGGTCCGCGTCGAAGGCTTCGTGGAGCCGACCGACGCCGCGCTCAACCCGGCGGTGTGGACGGACATCGCGCTCTCGTTCGAGGACGCCATCGGCTTCCTCTACGGGCCGCCGCAGGCGAGCACCTCGGGGGCGCCGGCGGACACGCCGCCTCCTCGGGTGCTCGGGCTCCCGATCACCTGGTCGTCCTACATCCCGCTCGATGCGGGTGAAGGCGAAGACGAGTCGCCGATCATCGTCGGCAACTTTCAGGACGGCATCGTCCTGCGTCGGTCGCCCTTCCGCATCGACATCGACACGAGCGTCGGGTTCAAGAAAAACCTGACCTCCTTCCGAGGGGAGGAGCGGATGGGCTTCATCGTCGTGCGGCCCATGAGCTTCGTCGTGGTCGAGGGTGTCAAACCGACGCCGGTCGTCTAAGGGACTGATCGCCGATGGCCGATCAGCCGAAGAGCGATAAGTCCACGTCCCCTCCTCGGGACGAGTCCAAGACCCCCCCCCGCGATAAGAGCGGGGGGGGCGGCGAGAAGCAGCGGGAGAGTTTCCCGCAGCGTCAGCGCCGCAGCGGTACTCGCCGCCACCACGGCCGCGAGGCGACGCCCGAGGAGGCGTCGCAGCGTCAGCAGCAGCGCGACGATGCGCGCAAGGCCGAAGTCTCGACTCAGGCGAAGGCGCGCGAGGAGCGCACGCCGAAGGGCTGGTCGGGACGCAGGGCGGCGCGGCGAGGGCGCTAGATGGCGCTCAGCGCTCAGGCATTGGTAAGTACCGAGGGGGCACGCACGTATCTGGGCGTGGACTCCTCGGACTTGCCGAGCGATGAGCTCCTCGAACAGATCATCGAGGGGCTCTCGGCGCGGATCACCGAGCGGACCGGCGCCTGCTACATCAGCGACGACGAAAAAGACAAAGCCTCGAAACGGATGTTCACCTTCGACCCCGGCGCCAAACACGCCGAGGTCGACAACTTCCGCGCCCCGGAAAAAGTCGAGGTCTCGGCGACGCCCGGCGATGAAGGCTCGTGGATAGAGCTCGCCGCTGAAGACTTCGTCGCCGAGCCGCTCAGCGACCCGACCTTCAACCGGCTGCGCTTCCTCAACCCGGCCGACCTGCCGGCGCAGGGCACGGGATGGGGCGCGCTCTCTCTGCACACGAACAACCGCGACACCATCGGCGGGCAGACCCCGTGGCCGCATCAGGTGCGCTCCGAGCTGCGGGCCTACGCGGTGGTGAGGATCACGGCGAAATGGGGCTACGGGCCCGACCTGAAAACGGTCCCGGCTCAGGTCAAGCTCGCGGTGACGATGTGGCTGCAGAACATCCACAAGCGCGATCAGGCGTTCTTCTCCGAAGACTTCGGCAAAGCGATGGCCGGGCTCAAGATGCCGGCCGATGTGGAAGAGCTGCTCGAGGGACAGGGCATCTCGGCCGGACTGGTCGCGGCGGTATGACCGGGCTCAAGGTCACCACCGGCGGCGGCGCGGTCCCGGCGACCGAGCACTTCGCCATCGACGTAGGTCCCGCGATCTATCGGTCGATCCTCAAAGGCGCCCTGCTGCTCGGCCGCCACATCGCCGAAAACGTCGAGCGCTTCAAGGTCACGCCGGGGACGAAACGGCTCTCGCGATCCTTCCTGGTCCCGGTGCCCTCCTCGGCCTGGTCTTTCCTGCTCGGCGCCGACTCGCCGATCTATGCCGCCATCCACGAGTACGGCGGCCGGATCAAGGCGAAGAGGGCCGAGTACCTCCACTTCATGACGCCCGACGGCGAGTGGCACACCGTCAAGGAAGTCGAGATTCGCGAGAAGCGCTACGCGCGCGACGCGCTCGACACCTTCGACCACGAGCAGGCGATGAGCTCCATCCTCGCGGCCGAGCTGACCTCGGCGTTTAAGGCGACATGACCGAAGACCCGCTCAAGCTCGTCAAGGAAGGGCTGCTCGACAGGTGGGCGCCCAAAGACGAAGAAGGCAACCGGGTGCCCATCGGCGACCTCGAGGCGGTGCTGCCGTATGAGAAGAAACAGGCGCGCGCCCTGCCGCAGCTCACGATGCAGACGCGCGGCTTCAACCGCGCCGGCCTCGAGACTCCCGTCGTCAAAAACCCGATCATCGACCCGCTCATGGGGCGCCGATGGGTATGGCGCCTGTGGGTGCGGGTGTGGGTCGCGGTCAAGTCGGACGAGGTTGCAGCACAAGAACAGCTCGACGCGCTGATCCCGCAAGTGGTGCAGGCGCTCGAGGAAGATCGCTCCCTAAACGGGGTGGCGGTCGATGCGGTGCTCGAAGCAGGTGACGCCGTCGTGGTCACGCCGCAGTCCGGCGAGTCCCTGATGATGCTCACATGCGAGTGCGCCGTCGAGACAGAGGAACCCCTGACATAAGGAGCGGTTGAACCGTGGCTAAAGAACGATACGCAGAGCTACTGATCGAGAAAAAAGAAGGCAGCGAGAACACCGAAGGCGAAGTCAACGTCCTCAAAACCTTCTTCCCCGCGACCGAGGTCGGCTTCCTGCCGAACCCCGCGCTGCTCGACCGCTCCGACGAGATTCGGGCCATCGACGGCCGCGTCGTCGGCGCGCAGAATGACTACGCCCCGACGGGCTCGCTCGTCACGCGCGGCTACTCGCGCTACCTCGGGGTGCTGCTCTACCTGCTCTTCGGCGAAGTGACGACGACGGAAGGCGACGGGGTGGCGAAAAAAGACCCCGACGAAGTCCTCTACCCGAAAAAATCGTGGAAGCACGTCTTCTCGAAGAAGCCGGGCGCCGCGCCGCTGACCGCGCGGATGGTCTACGCCTACTACGACAAATGGATCGAAGCGCGCGGCGTCACCGCCTCGAGCCTCGCCCTCGCCCTGGCGGACGACGGCGTCAAAGGGACGGCGGCGCTCATGGCGAACTACCTGCGCCGCCTGACCGTCGACCCGGCGCTCGCGCCGGCCGGCGACGCGCTCTCGATTCTGCCGTGGCGCCGACGCAACGTGATCGTCACGACCCCGTCGCTGGCGGCGACCGCGCTGCTCAACTCGATTGACCTCTCGATGGAGCAGTCGCTCGAGCCGGTCCGCTCGCTCGGCTCGATGTCGGGATGGCCGCAGGCCACGCAGCGGGCGAACTCGCCCGAGGGCTTCCTGCGGTTGCAGGGCAGCCTGCAGCGCCGGGACTTCGACGCCGTCGATTGGGATGCCCTGATCGCCGCGTCGATCTTCGGACTCAAGTTCAAATTCGAATCCGAGCAGAACATCCCCGGCACGGAAGGCGGGTCCTACCCGTTCAAGATGTGGGTCGAAACGCTGGGGGCGCAGTTCACCGGCGGCGGGCCCGAGACCCTCAAGCAGCAGGCGCGCCACGAGGCCAACTACGACTGGCAGGCGGGGGCGCAGGCGACCGGGGAACAGGACTTCACGGTCACCCTGATTAACGACGTAAAAAGCTACAAAGAATGAGGGCTAGGGCGAGGCGGCTTCGGTCGCCTCGCCCGCCCTCTCACCACCACGAAGCGACAACCAACGAAGGAGATACGAACGCATGAGCCAACGAGTGAAGCTGCCGAAGATCGACCCGGGCGTCACGGTCGACATCGCCGATCCCGAGTCCGGCACCGAGCACCACTTCAAGATGATCCCGATCACGCTCGAGGTCGAGGAACAGATCGAAGAGCTGCAGAAGGAGACCACGGCTGTCGAAAACAACCCCGACTCGACGCCGGTCGACCGGATGGAGGTCCAGGTCAAGCAGCTCGACATCGTCCTCGTCCCGGTCGAGCGTCCCGCCGGCGACAAATTCGAGGAGAAGACGCCGACCGAGCTCCTGATCCCCGGCTACAAGGACGGAAAGGTGACCGCGACGCAGATCAGGGCGCTCGTGCAAAACATCGTGGAACGGAGCCGCCCTATCTAGAGGGGCCGGACCTCGGCCAAACCGTATGGGTCATAGATCGTGAAAACGGCGAACCGCCCATCGAGCTCAGCCTCGCCGAAGCGGTGGTGCTGCTCAACCGACGCGGGATCACGATGCATGAAGCCCGGCACGTGCGGCCACGGTTTGAAGTCGAGGCGCTCCTCATGAGCTCAATCGCGGAATACGAGGCGAATCGGGAGGATCGCCGAGAAGACATACAGGTCGTGCCCAACCCCGACGACACACCCGCGCCGGGATGGGTAGGCGACCTGCCTACGTAGGAAGAGAGGGGCGCCGGTGGGCGCAGGCGAGCAGTTCGTAATCAGCGTAGTCGTCACCGGCGCCCCTCAAGCCGAGGCCGCGTCCGCCAAGGTCGCGGGGTCGATGCGCGGCATGGAGGCCGCCGCGACGAAAGCGTCGACCGTCGGCGGGCGCGGCGCATCCTCGATGGCGCAGAAGTGGACGAGCGCCGGCACCTCGATGGCGGCGACCGGGAAGAAGCTCAACCGCAACGTCACCCTGCCGATCCTCGCCATCGGCGCCGTCACCGGCAAGATGGCGATCGACTTCGAAAAAGGGATGCGCAACGTCAACTCGATTGCGCAGCTCCCCGAGCCCGCCTTCAAACGGCTCAACAAGCAGGTGCTCGAGATGGCGGGCCCGACGGCGCAGGCGCCGAAAACGCTCGCCGAAGGTCTGTACGACCTGGTCTCCTCGGGCTTCGACGCGAAAGAATCCATCGTCGTCCTCAATGCCTCGGCGCGGGCGGCCACCGCCGGCCTGACCACGACCGAGGTCTCGACCAAAGCCGTCGCCGCCGCGCTCAACGCCTATCACCGGCCGGCCTCGGACGCGAGGGCGATCAGCGACGACCTTTTCCAGACGGTCAACCTCGGCGTCGTCACCTTCGATGAACTCGCCTCGAGCATCGGCTACGTGCTGCCGGCGGCGGCGACGATGGGGATTGACCTCAAGCAGGTGGGCGCCTCGATTTCCACCCTGACGAAGGAGGGGCAGTCCGGCTCCAACGCGGTGACCAACATCAACGCCGCGATCACGGCCTTCATCAAGCCCTCGAAAGCGATGGCCGCGATCCTCAAGGAACTCGGCTACGACACCTCGGCTCAGCTCATTCATCAGAAAGGCTTTCAGGGCGCCCTCGAAGAGGTGATCGGCGCCACCGACGGGACCAAAGAAGCCATCGGGCAGCTCTTCCCGAACGTGCGCGCGATGCGCGCCGTCTTCGGCCTCACCGGCGATAGCGCGAAGAGCGCCGGCAAAGACCTGCTCGGCTTCGGCTCAGACACCGGCGCCACGGCGACGGTGCTCAAGGAGCAGTCGAAATCGCTGGCCTTCCAATGGCAGCAGCTCAAAGCCGAAGGCTCGGTGCTCGCCATCGAACTCGGGAGCAAACTTATCCCGGTCTTCCGCGAAGTCGCACACGACCTCGGCTCGATGGTCGAGGGCTTCACGGAACTGCCCGACCCGGTGCAGAGTACGACGATCAAGTTCCTCGCCCTGGCCGCCGTCGCCGGCCCGATCCTGCGCCTCGGCGGCGCCTTCGCGACCCTCGGCTCGAAGGTGATTGAGGGGATGGCGCTGCTCAAAGGCGCGGCGATCATCGGCGACTTGCAGGCGGCGATGTCGCTGGCGATGGCCGGCGAGGCTGGCGGCTTCGCGATCATCGGCGCCGAGGCCGGCACCGCCCTGCTCGGCGGGCTCCTGACGGGTGTCGCCGCCGGCGCCGGTGCGTTCGCCATCGGCAACCTGCTCACCTCGGCGCTGAGCGGTGACTTCCAAGATGCGGGCTTCGAGCTCGGCGGCTCGCTGCTCGGTGGCATCGTCGGGTTCATGGTCGGCGGCCCGGTCGGTGCCGCCATCGGCGTCGGCCTCGGCTCGGTCGGCGGCGAACTGGTCTCCTCGATGTTCAGTGGCGGCGAGGCCAAAGCCACCCTGCAGGAGGAACTCGCGAAGGTCACAAAGGACGCCCACGTCGGCCACAAGAATCTGCTCTCTTCGACAAACCTCGTGGCCGATGCCGAACAGCGGTTGACGCAGACCGGGAAGCGGCAGTCGCGGGTCGCCGACGAGGTCCGCGCCGCGCAGAAGCGCCTCAACAATGCGCGCGAGGCGGGCAACCTGCCGCGCGTCCGCCGCGAAGAAGCACACCTCAACGAACTGAAAGCCAAACAGATTCACCTCACCCACATTCAGTGGCGCGAGGAAACCCTGCTCCACGCGGCCAAAGTCAAGAACACCGCCGACGCCCGGCACGAGCGCACCGTCGAGGTCGCGCTCGTGCGCACCCGCGAGGCCGCCCTCGAGCAGGCCAAGAAGCACGAAGCGGTCACCCGCAAGGCGTTCGAGCGCTCGGTGCTGCAGCAGAAGCCGCTCAAGGAACAGAACGAAAAGGAAAAGGAACTCATCGAGGCGCAGAAGCGGCGCAAGGGCGCGAGCGAAAAACTGCAGGGCTCCGAAAAGGAACTCGGCGGCACGATGAAGGAAATCACGCAGAAGTTCGGCAAGGACTTCGCCGAACAACTGCGCAAGCAGATTCCACTGTGGGGAAGCACCGCCGCCCAGTGGCGCAAAGGCGCTGCGGCTCTCCATCAGCTCACGCCGGGTGTGCAAGGGCTGAATCAGATCATCGGCAACTACAAGGAGCGGCAGGAAGGATCGGCCGAGGCGAGCGGCAAGGGGACCAGGTCGCTGAAACGGTTCGGCAACGCGGCCGAAGAAGTGGGCGGCAAAGTCAAGACGGCGCGCACCGAAGTGGTCACCGGCTTCACCGGCATGGAAACGAAGTCGAGCGCCTTCCTCGGGGCGCTCGATGTGCCCTCGCCATTCCAAGTACCGGGCAAGGCGAGCGGCGGGCTGATGGAAGTGAAAGGCCGTGGCAACCGCGACACGGTGCCGATCACGCAGCAGCAGGTCTCAGCGATGGTCGCGCCGGGCGAGATGCTCGCCGTGATAAATCGCCATCAGGCGCCGCTTCTCAATCGCGCGCTCCACAACGAATACGGCGTCGATGGTCTGGGCGACTTCTTCTCGACCTATGACCGGCCGCACCACATGGCAATCGGTGGGCTCGTGGAACCGAAGGTGCGGTCCGGCGGCGCCTTCCGGCGCGGCGAGCAGCGAGACCTGCACATGGGCTACCAGGCCGCCGTTCACTACCTGCAGACCCATGACCGCTACGGGCGCCTGGTTCGCAACGGGAACCGCATGGACGCCATGCATCAGCCTTACCTGTGGGGCGGGGGCCACGGCGCCTCGGCCTCGGTCGGCGGGCCGTGGGACTGCTCGGGCGGGATCAGCGAGCTGCTCGACGGCGCGGGGTTCAAGACGACACCGATGGTCAGCGGTGGGTTCGCCTCCTACGGCGCCGCCGGCAAGGGGAAGGCGTCCATCCTCGCCAACGCCGAACACGTCTACGCGGTGCTCGGCAACCGCGCCATCGGCACCTCAAGTGAGAACCCCGGCGGCGGCTTCGGATGGATCGACGGCTACACCTACCGGCCCGGGTTCACCGTCCGCCACGTCGACCTCGGCGCCGGCGCCATCCCCGGCGGCGCGGCGCGCGGCGGCAAGGGGCAGCCGCCGAAGAAGGGCTTCGCCACTGGCGGGTTCGTGTCGACGGCCTACGGCCCGCCGTGGACGGGGATCAACGGGACGGGCGTCACGGCGACCGAAGTCGACCTGACCTCCTCGCCGCACAAATACATCGTCGCCGTCGACCCCTCGGTGATCCCGCTGCATTCGAAACTCGGCATCCATCCCAACCCGTTCCACACGAATGAACCCTTCGCCGCCGAGGACACCGGCTCCGCAATCCAGGGCAAGCGGATCGACTTCTATGACTGGCGCGGCCGGGCCTCGCAGCTCGGATGGGGACGGCGCACGGTCACCGTCGATGAGGGCGCCGGCGGCGGGCCGGCGAAAGAAAAACCGATCCACAAGAAAGCCGAATTCGGATTCAAGGGCGGGGCGACCTCGGCGGGCGGCACCTACGCGCCCGGCCGGGGCTCGGTGTCCACCGACCGCCTGCCGAGCTTCGGCTCCCTGCCCGACACGCTCTTTCAGGTGCGCAAAGAGCTCGCCGAACGGCGCGCGCAGCTCGCGCAGTATCGGCGCGCCTACCACATCCAGAAAGACCCGCGCGAACGGGCGGCGTTGAAGACCAACATCGACCTGCTGACCGGCCGCATACAGGCGCTCCTACGGCAGCAGGGGCGCCTGGTCCGCGAGCGCCACGAAAAGCGGGTGACGGCGAGGATCGCCAAGCGCGGCCTCTTCCCGAGCTTCGACTCGCTGCTCGGCGGCGACGAAGGCAACTACGACCACTCGACCGAATACGCCGGTCAGGTGATCGACCTCGAGCCCGAACGGCTGACCGACGCCTACGCCGGCTCCGAGCGCGCGGCCTTCGACACCGAGCTCGGGGTCGAGCTCAAGTGGCGGAACGACCTGCTGCGCGGCGAGCAGCAGGCGGACAAACGCTCGCGCCAAATCACGAAGGACATCGAGGACATCGAAGCGCTGAAAGGCAAGGATCAGAGGGCGTACAACCGCCAGAAATACCGGCTCAAGCCGCTGCGCGACGCGCTCGCCGGCGTCGCCACGCAGAAGGGCGAATGGGGGACGAAGCTCGGCGAAGTGCAGGGACTCGCCGGTCCGCCCGGCATCCTCTCCATGCTGCCCGCCGAGCCCGCCGCCGGCAGCTTCGGCGGCTACATCTTCGAGACTCAGAAGTCCATTCGCGACCTCGGCCTGCGGCTCAAATCGGCGAACGAGGAAGGCGGCGGGGAATCCGAGCTCGACGCCGCGAAGCTCGAACGAGTCGAAGAAGAAAACCGCAACCTGCGCCGCGAACGCGCCGTCGAACAGGCGCAGCGCCCGGTGCTCGGCGACTACCTCGGCGCCTATAAGACCGGCGGCATCCTGCCCGCCGACGGCTACTACTACGGCCACAAAGACGAGACCGTGATCCCGTCCGACATCGGCGCCCTGATGTCCCTCGCCGTGAATATCAACGGCCGCGACGGCGTGCTCGAGCAGCTCATCGACGTGGCAGTCGAGAAGCGCCTCACCGCCGCCGGCCGCCGCGTCGGCCTCGGCCGGTCAACCCCGAGCGCGCCCGGTCGGCGCGCAGCCATGACACAAGGAAGGTCCCGATGAGCATCGTCGCCGAGGACGTAACGATAGATCCGGTGACCGAGGACCCGAGCCTCGTCCCGCTCGACCTGGTCGGGACCAATCCCTCGTGGGGCATCTACCTGCTCGGCCACGAGTACCCGCCGCCCGAGCTGACGACGCAGACCGCCGGCGGCGCCGATACCGAAGGCGACCCGGTCGTGCAGTCGAAGTACGGCAACCGGACGATCACCGTGCGGGTGCGCGTCTTCGAGCCGAGCGACCCGGCGGCGACGAACCTGATCCCGAACCCGAGCGGCGAGCTGAACGCGACGGGATGGAGCACCTCATCGGCCGGCTACGCCGGCGTCACCCTGACCCGCGAAGCGCTGCCGAGCCTGATGTCGACGCAGGGAAGCGACTTCGGCCTGCGGATGAAAGGCACCCACGAAGCGAGCGTCACCGAACGGTTCCTGGTCGCCGAGACCAAAAGCGGGGTCGAAGGCATCCCCGTGGTGGTCGGCACCACGTACACCTTCAGCTTCTACGGGTACTTCCCCGACCCGCCCGTGCGCACCGGCGGCAATACGAAATCCCTGTGGGTTTCGATTCTTTGGTACACCGCCGCCGGCGCTGAAATCAGTCAGCCGATCAAAGAATATGCCGTAGCAGCAGGCGATTTCAGCCGCTACAGCGTGACCGCCGAAGCGCCGGCCACCGCCGCCTTCGCCAAAGTCCGGGTCTCCTGCGACTCCAACGTCAGCGGCGACACGATTGATATGTGGATCGACCGGACGCAGTTCGAGGCCGCCGCCGCGCCGACGGCCTACCTCGATGGCGACACGCCTGGCTGCGACTGGTCCGGCGCCCGTCACGCGACCGCCTCCACCCGACCGGCGCCCGACGGCACGCGCTTCTCGCGCATCTACCGCGACCTCACCCGCAAGCTCGACCGGATCAAGCGGCAGAAGTCGGGCACCCTGCGCCGCATCGCGCCCGGCTTCAAAACCGGGGTGTACGACCTGCGCTCGGCGAAGGTGATCGACGCCCCGCAGGGGATCGACATCGGCATGAAACGGGCCGAGGTCGGTCTCAGCTTCGAGGCCGACCCCGGCTGCCGTACCGCCGAGGTGCAGATCGGCGGCACCCGCGAAGAGCTCGTCCTGCCCGCGCTCTCCTTCCTCGCCGAAGAAGTGCCGGGCGAGCTCGAGGCGCTCGGCCGCCTGGTGGTCGAAGAGAAACAGGCGCAGGCGCAGGGCGCGTGCTACTGGGGCTTGCAGTTCGACACCTACAGCTCCTCGGTCGACGCCGAACTCTTCTACGAGGCCGAGTCCCGCACGCCGCTCGGCACGGCCGCGCTCGAATCCCGCGCCGGCGCCTCGGGCGGCGGCAACAACACGATCAAACACGCGAACCTCGTCGCCGCCTACCAGGGAATTATGTCGACGCAGAAAGCCGCCGCCGGGAACCACCTCGCCCACTTCGGCAGCTACCGGGTGCTCGCTCGGATGCAGCGCCCGACGACGAACACCGGGCAGGTCGCGGTCAAGTTCGTGTGGACCGACGGGGACTTCGTGAAGACGACCGAAAACGAAGAGGTGATCTTCCCCGAGGAAGACCATCAGGGGATGTGGCAACTGGTCGACCTCGGGATGATCGACATCGACAAGGTGCCGAGCGGCTCAACGCAGCGGTGGGAGGGGCGCGTCCTCGCCAAATCCACGGTCGCCGGCGACGACATCTACATCGACTTCCTGATGCTGGTCCCGGCCGAGCGCTCGGGGAAGACGGTCGCCTCGAGCGAACCGGCGCCGGTGACCTCGCTCGGCGCGCTCGACCTCTTCAACCAGGGCGCCGGCGCGCTGACTGGGAAAAGCGCAGAAATCGGTGGCGCCTACACCGGCGCCGGCGACGTTGACGACTTCACGGTCACCGGCGCCGGGCAGGCGCAGCGTGTGGCGGTCTCCGATGCGGCAGGCATCGGGCGTTACTGCTTCCTCGCCACCACGAGCTATACCGACGTGGCCGTCAAGCTCCGCATCGGGCTCGGTCTCGAAAGCGGATTCGCGGCGCGCGCCGGCTTCGTCGTCCGCTACATCGACGTGAACAATTGGGTTGCCTTCGCGCCCTACTACCAGACGATTGTCCCGCCGGGCGGCATCCCGTGGAAACTGAAACTCGAGCAGAAAGTCGCGGGGGTCCGCTCGACCCTCGCCAAGATCGCCTTCACGCCGGGGTCGGCAGCGGCCATCGACCTGCAGCTCATCGCCCTCTCTACCGGCGATTGGCGAATCGGCGCCGAAGGCTTGTGGATCGCCTCGGGCAACGCCGCCGCGCTGGGCGCCGCCGGCGCCCTGAAAGAAGGCAAGGTCGGCCTATGGGATGAGAAGACCGCTGCCAATGCCGAGACCCGCACCTTCGACAACTTCGAAGCATGGGTGCCGAGTATCGACCGGGCGCTCTACCCGAGCCGGACGCTCGAGCTGCGCAGCGACCGTATCCGCCGGCAGGACGTGGCCGGCACCACGTGGGGCAAGCCGCCGTATCAGGGCGACTATCTGCTGATCCCGCCGGCCGGACCGGAGAAGGCGTCCTCTCGCTTCATCGTCAAGGACTCGCGCGATCCCGAAGCCGACGAAGGGATAGACGACACCGCCGCCAAACTCTTCGCCACGCCTCGCTACCTGATTCAGCCGCCCGCGTGATCGCCGATCCCGAGACAGACCTCGCGCTTTCGCTGCTCAACCCTGACGGCACGGTCGGCTCGAGGTGGGGCGCGGATGAGGGCAGCGTCGGCGATGTGCCTCGGGGGCTCGGCTTCACCACCTCGGACCCGGGCGGCTTCAAAGACGCGAACCTCGCCCTCGCGCGCGACATAAACGTCGACTGGCCGGACCTCGATCTTCTGCGGGCACTCCGCATCTATGGGCGCGGGCAGCGCACGGCATGGGAGGGACGCCTTCACGAGACCCCGCGCCACCACGCCGAGGACTTCTCGATCAACCCCGGCGCCGTCGGCCACGTCGCCCGGCTCGATGATGATCCGAGCTTCGCCGAGCTCTACATCGACGCCGACTTGAGCAAATGGGGCGAGCCGTCGAGCGCAAGGAAGGTGGGCATTCTGGGGGCGGTCTTCGGCGGCCGGCCGTACCAGTACGAGCAGGAGTTCAACGCTTCAACGGACGACAGCACCTACGGCGCCGGCGTCTTCGCGCGCCTCGGCAACGTCGCAGCGGGGACGACGCCGTTCGGCGAGATGGTCTATTACGGCGGCGGTCCGGACATCGGCAAGGTCCGCCACGACTACAGAGTTTTCGCCGGCCTCGCCGAAGACGCGAATATGGACGACCGCATCTACCTCGCCGGCGACGATGCTTTCGCGACCCTCGTTGACGCCGGCGCCTCGGGCAAACAGGCGACGGCCCTCAACAAAACCGTTGAAGCCGCCGGCGCCGGCCGCAAGTACGCGGAGGTCTCGAGCGCCTACCTCGCGGTGCTCGCCGCCGGGAACTTCGGCAACACCCGCGCCTGGCTCAACCTGAAAGTCATCGGTCGCCACGGCCTGACCGAGCGCGGCGTGTTCCCGGCCATCGGCTTCTACGGCTCCGACGTGGTCACCGACATCGTCAAGCGGGTCGCGCCCGACCTCAACTACAGCACCGGGCCCGATGGGTCGATTGTCGATTCGACCTTCGCCATCCCGCACCTCACCTTCCCCGAAGGCGTCAAAGGGTCGGACGCGATCCTCGGCGTCAACGCCTTCCATCAGCGCTCGTGGGGCGTCTACGACGACAAAACCTTCTTCTGGCGGCCGGCGACCAGCTACCGGAAACGCTGGCGCATCCGCCGCTCGAAGGGCCACGGCGTCGACCTGCTCGGACCGCAAGCCGAGGATGCGATCAACGGCGTCGTCGTGACTTTCACCGATCCGAGCGGGATCACCCGCGTGGTCGGGCCGCCTGAATGCAGGACGGCATTCGCCACGTCCGAATTCCTCGCCGACCCGAGCCCGAGCAACCCGGTGAACCTCGCCGGGATCACGCGCAAGTGGGGCGAACTCAAGCTCGGCTTCATCACCACGACCGCCGGCGCGATCCAGGTCGGCGCCGCGTGGCTGCAGGAGAAACTTACGAGCGCCTCCTCGAGGGGCTCGGTCGTGGTCAGCGGCCTGGTCGAAGACGACGCGACCGGAACGCTCTATCCGTCGTGGGCGATGCGGGCCGGCGACTCTGCCGTCGTCACCGATGGGGACAATGTCGAGCGGGGCATCATCGAGACCACCTACGACCATGACTCCCGCACCTGCACATGCAATCTCGACGCGACACCTCACAAGGTGGAGGCGCTGATGGAACGCATGGGGATCGTCCTCACCGGGGTGGTGGATTAGGTGCCGGGGGAAACAATCGACTGGCGCGTGAGTCAGGCCGAGCGCGACATCGAGACTCTCTACACCCGCACCGGGCCCGTCGGCGAGCATGAGCGCCGCCTCGAAACCGTCGAGGAATCCCAGAAGACCGCGATCCAGCAGCGCAGCGAGGACCGGACGGAATTCCTCTCGGAGATAAAAGAGCTGCGGCGGACCATCATTCAGGCCACGCTTGCAATCCTGGTCGCGATGATCGCGGCCATCGTGACGTTCTCCCAGATCGCCGGCAGCGGAGCGCACCCGTGACCTCGGAGAAGACGAAGCACGCGACCTTCATCGTCCGCGTCGTCGTCCTCGGGATCATCGGCCTGATCGGGCTGCTGACCTTCACCGCGATCACCGCCGTGAAGAGCATCCAGACCCGCGAAGACGTGAAGGAATCGCAGCGCTTCGATCCCTGCGTGTCGCTCTCGGAGGCGGTCGCCCACACGGCCGCGCCGTCGCACATCGCCGAGCTGACCATCGACTGCAAGCTCTTCCTCAACGGCCTCGCCCCGCTCGTGACGAGGAAGCTCGCCTGCGCCTTCATCCACAAGGGCGGCTACGTGTGCCCGGCGCCCGAGCGCAAGCGCACCGCAGGAGGGCAGAGCGGCGGGCAGGAGCGCGCCGGGCCCGTCCTCGGCCCGAGCCTACCCTCGGCCCTCGCCGGCCCTACAGCGGCGCCAGAAGCCGCAGGCGGCGGCGGTAGCGGCGGCGGCGCAGGCCACGGCGGCGGCCATCAGCCGAGCTCACCGCCCTCGAGCGGTGGCGGTGGCGGCCACCACCATGCGCCGCACCACCACCATCCCTCGCCGGCGCCCGCTCCGACGCCGGCGCCAACCCCGGCACCCGAACCGGCACCGGCGCCCGCGCCGGGCCCGGGCAACTCTGAGAACACGCCGGCGCCGGTGCATCCCTCGGTCGAAGTCTGCGTGCGTAACCCGCTGATCCCGGCCTGCGTGTCGGCCGACGCCGGGCTCTAGCGTCGGGGCGCTGCTCTAGGGTTCCGCTTCGATGAGCCTTCGCTCACAAGAGCGCGCGGCGAAGCGCAAGCAGAAGCGCGAACTCGCCCGCCGCCGCCGCGCCTACGAGCACGAGCACTTCAAGCTCGCCGCCCGCCTCGGCATCGCCGCCCGCCGCCTCAAGCAGAAGGCGCAGACCATCCACAAGCGCCGCGTCGGGGACTTCCACGTCGGGATGCTCGACGGCCACCCGGCCAACATCGCCGACCAGGTCAAGCGCTTCATCGCTCTCGCCTACCGCTTCGGCGCCGAGAAGGGCTATCTCGTCACCGTCACCGCGACGACCGACGGGACGCACGCGACCGGCTCCTACCACTACATCATCGTCAGCCGCAACGAGAAGGGATGGGCGGTCGACCTGATCTTCGCGACCGTCGGGCAGATGGAAGAGTTCCAAGAGTGGGCGGACGACCGCTCCGAGCACGGCGACCTTGACTGGTTCGAGTTCTTCGGGCCCGCCGACTTCTACGTCAAGGACGGGACGCGGATCGTCGGCCACTTCCCCGACCACGGCGACCACCTGCACGGCGCACCGAAGCCGAGCTACCGCCGATGAAGCGCCAACGCCTCTACAGCCGCCGGGCGCTGCGCCGCGTCGCGAAGCGGGCGACCGAGGCCGGCGTGCCGAAGGCCATCGCGCTCGACATCGCGCAGGCGTGCCGCAAGTACCACCTGCGCTATGCCCTCGCCTTCGCGATGTTCGATCAGGAGTCCAACTTCAAGCTGATCTACGGCCACGACGCCGGCGGCGGCCACGCCGGCGAGAGGGTGACGAAGGCCAACTACGCCGCCTTCCGCGCCGAACTCATCGCCCGCCACGGCGGCGGCGCGAACGGCGTCGGCCTCGGGCAGATCACCTTCTGGACGTACATCCGCGATCACATCGGACTGTGGAAGCCTCGCGTCGAGGTCTTCCTCGCGACCTCCATCCTCGCCGACCTGGTACACCGGCTCGGCGAGGAACGCGGGACCGGCGCCTACAACGGCGGCGAGGGCAACCCGAACTATGTCTATGCCCGCGAGGTGCTCGAGCGGGCCCACAAGTGGCGGCCGATCCTGGCCGGGAAGGAGTAACGATGGCACGACTGCGACCACCGAAACCCGAGACCGAGACCGAGGCACCGAATAAGGGCGTCGCCACGCCGCTGCCCGACGAGCCCGCCGCGCCGCGCGATCCGGGCGTCGCGACGAACGGGGGCGGTCCGCCGATCCTCGCCACGATCACGAAGGCGATCACCTACCTGCTCGACCGCCTGCCGGTCGCCACGGTGCAGGCATACGCCGGGATCGTCGTCGTGCTCTACGCCTACTTCACGGGGTCGATCAGCTTCATCGAAGCCGGCGCCTTCCTCGGGCTCAACGGCGTGGGCGCCGCCGCAGTCGGCAAGGTCCGCAACGAATCGGGCCGAGGCGTCAAGCAGCCTCGTCCGTAGGCTCCTCGCCGCGCCGCCGCATTTCTTCGCGCGCCGCGTTCGTGGCGGCGAGCACCTCGGCGCGCTGACCGCTCGGCGTCAGGCGCGTGTCGGCGGTGACCTCGAGCCACCCGCCTTCGAGCAGCTCCTTCACGCGCGGGCGGATCGTGTTCGGCGACATCCGCAGGTCGGCCGCGAGCTCGTCGCGGGTGCGGCCATAGTCGCCGTGGCGGGCGATGTGGGTCATGATCCGCCACCGCCCCTTGCCGGTGCGCGGGTAGGCGGCGATGGCTGCTTGCCTCGAGGTCTCCGACTCCCGCGCGAAGTGGCCGAGCGCCACGTCGTCGGCCTTGCCGGCGGCCGGCACGATGAGGAAGTCCTCGCCGTGGCGGACCTCGAGCTCGCGCAGGGCGGTGGCGATTTCGCTGTAGTAGGCGTCGACCCGGTCGCGGCCGGCGCCGGCGGGCGGGCGGCGAAGGCGGCGGACGGGCCCGCTCATGCCGGGAACCCGTGCGGCCATCGCATCCGAACGGCGACGACCACCTCGTCGCCGAGGCGGGCGAGCCCGGTCACGATCTTGTAGGAGGAGCGCGAGAAGGCGACATCGACGGCGGTGTGCAGGCTGACTTTGACCATATGCAGGAGGAAGACGACCTCCTTCGGTCCCTCGAGCTGCTCGACCACGTCCTCGGCGCTGATCGCCGTCAGCCACGGGACCGGCTCGCCGTCGGGCGGCACCGCCTGGTCGGGGTCGTCTTCGGGCCGGTGTTCCTCGATGCCTCTCGGGACCGCTTTCGGCGGCTCCCACTTCGTGTCGATCACGAAGGCGCCGTAGTCGTGCTCGGATCGGTAGCTCATCGACACGATCCCGGGCAGCTCGTCGGACATCGAGCGCAGGACGTGTTCGGTGTCGACGTAGCGGATCACGAGGAGACCAATCCGAAGAGCGCCCCGTGAGGCTCGAAGTTCATCCACACGGCCTCGGGTGCGGTGTGCTCGCCGTCGCCGTCGGCGCGCGGCGTCACCCGCCGTTGCACGTAGTCGGCTCGCTTCCACCCGGCGCCCTCGAGGCGCTCGACCTCGGCGCAGGGGTAGCCGCTCAGTAGGACATTGGCTTGTTCGAGGTCGAGCAGCGCGTCGACCAGGTCGCCCCATAGGTCGGGGTGATTGTCGAAGCGATAGCCGCGCGTGTTCTCATCGTTGCGGCGGTGCTCGCCGGTGTAGGGCGGGTCGCAGTAGATCAGGCACTCGGGCAAATCCCATCGGCTAAGCATCGGGATCGCGTCCGCATTCTCGAGGGCCACACCGCGCAGGCGTGTCGCCGCGGCGACGATCTTCTCGGGCACGTTCTCCCACGTGCCGGGCTGCCACCGCCCTCGGCGGTCGGCGCGCAACGAAGGAGGCGACCAGGAATCCCCCCCCCTCGAGAAGGATTGGTCGATGGTCACGATCAGGCGCCGTGCCCGCTCGACGCCGCCGAGCTCCTCATCGAGGCCGGCGCGGCACTCGTGGAACTCGTCGCGCGAGTAGGGCGTCAGCTCGAGGGCGCGGGCGAGCTCGAGCGGTTCGTCGCGCACCACGTGCCAGAAGTTCGAGACCGCCCCATCGAGGTCATTGAGGGTCTCGCGCTGGACACGGGGCTTGTGGAAGAACACCGCCGCGCCGCCGGCGAAAGGCTCGAGGTAGACCTGATGCGAGGGCATCAGCGCGACGATGTCGGGCGCCATGCGCTGCTTGCCGCCGTAGTAGGTCAGCGGCGTCCTCACTCGGCGAGCTCCCCGTCGGTGCCGCAGTAGGAGCAGGAGATAGAGGCGTCCCATTCGCTCGGCCGGTGAAAGGTCGCGTTGTAGTGGAAGGCCATCCACCGATGCGGGATCACCGTCGGTTCCTCGGGGCAGTCTTCGAACTCGTAGGGCTCGTCGCCGGCGACACGTTCGGTCCCCTTGCAGCGGCACTCGCCGGTGTGCGTGACCTCGCGCCCCTTGCAGTCCTCGGCCGGGCACTCGACCTCAACCCATGCCATCGTCCGCCGCCTTCCGCGCCAAGCACAAGGCGGTGTGGCGCTCGTGGATACCGCGCAGCTCGTCGGCGAGGTGGCGCACGTCGCGCTCGCGGCGGTAGTTGCCGCGCAGCGGGTCGTCGGCAAGCAGCAGCACCGCCGAGTAGTAGAAGACGCGCTCGCGCTCGGGCGGGTCGATGTCGCCGACGACGCGCCACGCCTGCGTGCGCAGCTCGTGGTCGGCGTAGCCTGCCGCCTTCACCGCTGCATCGCTCAACGCCTGGTCGGCAGGGTCAAGGTGCTCTCTCATGGTCGTGGTGCCTCCCTGGTCGTGGTGCAGAGCGAAGGGCGGGCGAGGCGGCCGAAGCCGCCCCGCCCGGCGCGGCTCAGTCGGTGGCCGCCGCCGTCAGCTCGACGGTCTTCTCGCCGTCGGGCGCCTCGTCGCCGTACTTGAGCAGCGGTCCCTTGACCAGCTCCTTGATCCGGCTTTCGACCTGCGACACGCTCTGATCGGGCCAGAGGTTCGCGGTCTGCTGGCCGGCGTAGCTCTCGGCGAGCTCCTTGATCGTGCGCGGCGCCGGCGCGATGGTCACGAGCTGCAGCGCTGCCACCTGCTCGGGCGTCAGGTCGCTCTTCGCGGCGGACGGACTGGTCTCTTTGCTCTCGCTCATTCGGTTCCCTCCTCGGGAGTAGGTCTAGGTCTGCGTGCATCGTCGCACGGTCATCGGTCGGGTGTTACCTCTTAGCCCGTCGGCACGACCGTGAGGTGCGGCGTCGCTTTCATGCCCGGCGCCGGGATCGACCACCACACGTCGATGATCTTGTAGGTGCCATTGCGCAGCGCCCGGGGATGCTCTTCGCCTTCGCCCTCCTCGGGTGAGAAGAAGAACGACTCGCCGATGCACGGCGTCCGGTCGGGCAGGAAGGCCATCAGCGGGAAGGCGTCCCGCTGATCGGGTTCATCGACCGCGTGCGCGAGGCGGACTTCGACGCTAATCACGATTTCTTCTCCCGTTTCTTGCCGGCCTTCTCGCGGGCCTGGCGCTCGCGCTTCTCCTCGGCCGACTCACCGGACTCGGCCTGCGCTTTCGCGTCGCCCTCGGCCTCCTCGTCGGTGGCGCGCTCGTCGTCGTGGATCGCTTTCAAGCGGCGTATCGGGATCATTGCCGCCTCGGCCGCCGGCCCGTACAGACCGCCGCCGAACGCCGCCTTTATCTCGCCCCACGCGAGTTTCGCTTCCTCGGGCGGCAGGATGTACTCGAGCGCGGCGCGCAGCGTCCCCATCTGCTCCTCGTCGGCGGGCGCGAGGCCGGGTGCCTCGGTGCCGCCCTCGGCCTCCTCGTCCAAGTCCTGCGTGAAGATCGCCGAGGCGCCGGTGACGGCGAGCACGGCGTCGACGCGGGCCCGCTTCTCGGCCATCTTGACCACGGTGTTCCACGTGTCGGGCAGGTCGGGGTTGACCACCTCGCCGACGGACTGGTCGAGGATCACCGGGTCGCCGTCCTCGTACTTCGCACCGCAGCCGCCCTTTTTGTAGAAGCAGAGCCACCCGCCGCCGTACTCCTCCTTGCCCTTGATGATCGCCTCCTCGCCGCAGGCCGGGCAGCGGCGGGACTGCTGGCGCTTGCCGTACTTCTTCTCGCGGGTTGTGCAGAGACCCTCGCCGAAGCCGATGCGTGCGCCGCTCTCGATGTCGTAGACGGTGGCGGCGGTCTCGACCGTCAGGTGATCGCCCGGGCCCCACGTCTTCGTGCTGCGCGGCTGTACGTCGAGCTTGAAGAGGACGGATAGCTTCTCCGACCCCGGCTTGAAGAGCGCCGGCTTGTCGGTGCCGGGCACCTTGCCGTAGTCGACGCCCTCCTTCATCGCCGAGTCCATCGCCTCTTCGATCACCTCGAGGCGCTGACCGAGCTCGCCGGCGCTGACCTGCGGGGTGACGCTGACGGCTGCCGGTGGCGGCGCGGCGGGCTCGAGGGCGCGAGAGGTGCGGACGCCGTCGGGCGCGGCCGGCTCTTCTATCGCCTCGCCGTCGAGTACCTCCTCGTCGTGGTGGTGCTGCTCATCGCTCATCGTGGTGTCTCCTTCGTCGTCGTGACTTCATGGTTCATGAATCGTGAACCTAGCTATATGCAGGCTATATGCCGTGGCGCCGCCAGTCATAGACCGAGCCGCGCACCTCGCTATCGGGTCGAGCTCGAGGTCGGCCGGCCCGCCGCTGCATCGTCCGCTGCTGCCGCCGCATCCCGGCCTGCGTCGGAGGGATGGGCGGCAGCGGGCGCGGCATGATGAAGGCGGCCATCAGCCTGCCCTCGTGTTCACGTCGCCGGTGTGTTCGATCACGCCCTCGGCGAGCACCGTCGCGATGCACGCAAGCGAGCGCGCCTGCGACAACGCAAGGAATTGGTCGGCGCGCTCGTCGCGACCGGCGGCGCGCTGCTCGCTCGAAAGCTGGACGGCGTGACGTGCATCCCGGGCGAGACCTTCGACCTGCTCGCGGGTGTAGGTGGGGTCGATGCTCATCGGGTGGCGACCTCGTCCTCTTCCCAAATCCTCACACCGGGGATCGCTTCGCCGGCGTTGACCGCCGTCTTGATTTTCAGTTTGTCCGGCACCCTTTTGACCAGGTGGTCGGGGAGAAGGGACTCGTCCTCGATGCGGTACTTCTTCACTTTCTTGACCGTGGTTTTCGCATTGGCACCACGGGCGCTCGGCGGCGGGGGCGGCGGCGCCGGCGCGCCGCGCTTGTCGTGGGACGCGCGACCCTCCTCGGCCGCCTTCTCGTCCTCGCGCTTCTGCCGCGCCTCGGCGTTCCGCTCGATGCGCTTGCGCTCCTCCTCGGCTTCCTTCGCCTTCCTCGCGGTGTAGGCGACGACCCGCTCTTTCAGCGATTCGATGGCCGCTTTGAGCGAGGACTGCACCTCGTTGAAGTCGGCGTCGATCTTGCGGGCGGTCACCGTGTAGGGCTCTTTCTCAGCCTTGCGCGAGACCTCCACGTCCTGCAGGGCGTGGCGCCCTTCTTTCAGCGCGTCGGCCGCCGCGCTCGCGCTGTCGTCGTCCAGCTCGGCGGGGATGCCGTCGATGGTCGTCCGTGCTCGCTTGATCGCCGCCTCGGCCTCGCCGAAGCTCTCGAGGTCAGCCGGATGAATCAGGGGCTCTACTGCGGTGGGGCTCATCGTGGTGCTCTCCTTCGTCGGATCGTTTACGGGCGGCC